GCTGCGGCGGGCGACATTGTTGACGTTCTAGCCATCAACATTGGCACGTTCACGGGCGGCGTCACCATCACTGGAACGCCGACAAACGGGCAGATAGCTACTTGGACCGGCTCCACTAGCATTCAGGGGGGCGCTTCTCCTGCGACTGCGGGCAATGTTCTCTTTACCTCAGATGGGTCTGTGTGGTCATCTACGCAGAAGATTGTGCAGTCAGCGTCAGTTTCGCCTTCTGGAACAGCCGCTGCATCTTTTACTGGACTGCCAGCATGGGTAAAGCGCATAGTATTGCAGTTCTCTGCGCTTACTAGCGCCACTGGTGGCGCGACTATGGTGGTGCAGCTTGGGACGGGTGCAACGCCGACATATACAACATCTGGATACACGGGCGCACTTGGTCTCACCTTTAACGGAACTGCCAGCGCGGCTTCTGCGCTTTCGTCTGGTTTTACTATTAACACTGGATATGCGGCCAACGCTGCAATCTATGGGACCGTCACTTTAACTAATTTGACTGGAAACACTTGGATGGGGACTATGAATTTTGGCCGTACCGGCACACTTATGTCTGGCGGCGGTGGTGGAATTATTGCTCTTGGTGCAACATTAACCGCTGTGCAAATTCTAAGTTCTGCCAACTACAACGGCGGAACTGTCAGCATCCTGTACGAATGAGGGATAACCAATGACCATCTCTCGCAACATCTCAGTTCTCGCGCAGGGTGCTAGTTCCTCCGGCATTCTCGCTGGCGGCTACGGCGGGCTTGGCGCAAGCGTGTCGCCAACGACTGCGGGCAATGTGCTATTTACCGCTGACGGGTCTGTGTGGTCATCGACGCAGAAGATCGTGCAGGGGACATTGCAATCTGTTTCTGGATCGACAAGCGTCGCATTCGTAAATCTTCCTTCTTGGACAAAAAGAATAACAGTGCAGTTATATAATTTAGGCATCAGTGGAACGAGCCAAATTTTAATTCAATTAGGGACTGGTTCAACTCCAACTTGGATAACGAGTGGGTATTTAGGCAGTCTTGTTTCGGTCTCAGGAACTCCGACTCCATTGCTTATTACAGCAGGTTTTGGCATAGGGAACAATCCAGCAACGACGGGAAAATTTCATGGGTCATATGTTGTTTCGTCATTGACCGGCGATAATTGGGTATGCAGTGGAGTTTCCGCTAGAAGCGACACCGCAGTAGGGTACATCGCTGGTGGGTATATAAGTGCCGGTGCTGTGGTAACAGCAGTTCGCATCTACATGAATGGGACGGTTACTTTTAATGCTGGCAGTTCCGTCAACATTCTCTACGAATAGGAGGCTCACATGGAACGCACCGAAGTCAATGTCCAGACGGGTGAAGTGAAGGTCATCCAGTTCACCCCAGAGGAAGAGGCTGCGGCGCTGGCTTATGCTGCGTCTCTGCCGCCTGAGCCTGAGGCTCCCAAGCCGACGCTGGCGGAGTTGCAGGCACAGCTTGCTGCTATCTCGGCGCAGATACAGTCGCTGGCGAATGCGGGGTAAAATATGCCATTAAAGATCGCCGTCTACGCAATCAGCAAGAACGAAGAGCAGTTCGTCGAGCGGTTCTGCGAATCGGCGAAAGACGCCGACATCATCCTCATTGCCGATACGGGGAGCACCGATGGAACTGTTGAGAGAGCTCGCGCATCTGGCGCTACAGTTCATGACATATGTATCGCTCCTTGGCGCTTTGATCTGGCTCGTAATGCTGCTCTTGCCCTTGTACCTCGCGATGTGGATATATGCATTAGTCTTGATCTTGACGAGCTGCTAGAGCCAGGCTGGAGAGAGGAGATTGAGCGTGTATGGACCGAAGGAACCACCCGGCTCCGCTACATGTTCGATTGGGGATGCGGCATCAGCTTTTATTACGAAAAGATCCACGCCCGAAAGGGCTACATGTGGCATCACCCCTGCCACGAATATCCTGTCCCTGACGGGCGCATTGAAGAAGTCTGGGCGCAGACAGACATGCTCCTTGCAGTCCACAAGCCGGACCCGACAAAGAGCCGGGGACAATACATGGATCTTCTGGAGCTTTCCGTAAAAGAGGATCCAGATTGCCCGCGCAACGCCTTCTATTATGCCAGAGAGCTCAGTTTCCATGCCCGTTGGTGGGAGGCCATTGAGGCCTGCAAGAGCTACCTCAAGCTTCCCCGAGCCACATGGCAGAATGAGCGGTGCTACGCCTATCGGGTTATGGGGCGGTGCTACAGCGAGGTAGGATTATCCCAGGAGGCCGAGCAGGCCTTTCACTCTGCGGCTGGCGAGGCGCCCAACACTCGTGAGCCTTGGTGCGAACTAGCCATGCTCATGTACCGTCAGCAGCGCTGGGAAGAATGCTTCGCCTACGCCATGCGGGCGCTCAGGATCACCGATCGGCTTAAGGTCTACACTTGCGACCCCGCTGTGTGGGGTCATCAAGCCCATGACCTTGCCTCGATTGCGGCCTGGCATCTTGGCATGACCGAGATCTCAATTGAGCAGGCTCGCCTTGCCGTGGAGAAATCGCCTGACGACCTACGCCTGCGGGCGAACCTCGACTTCGTGACAGCACCCCCCGGATCGGATATGATAGCCGCCGAATAGGAGCCCTCCCATGGCCAGCGTTTTCACTTCCTACTTTGCCAAGGACGTTGGCACATCTGCCTCGACCCTGACGACAGTTGCCGCAGCCACAACCTCCACAGTTGTAGGCCTGTCTGTAGCAAATACCTCGGCGGCTGACATCACGGTTGATATTTACATCACCAGGTCTGCGGTCAACTACTACGTCATCAAGGGCGCCACGGTCCCCGTTGGATCCACCTTCGTGATGGCTGGCGGCGACCAAAAGATCAATATGATCGCTGCTGACGCCTTGAAGGTTCTTACCTCGGCGGCTGCATCCGCAGATGCCATGGTGTCTGTCCTTGAGCTTAGCTGATAGGGGTCTACTATGCCTTCGAGTTCAGGCTATCTCAGGTCGGTTCCTAATCCTGCGCAGCCCTTGGGTGGCGGCAAGGACAAGGCTTTCTTCGTCAATGACTCGACGATTGCCTATAACTACACAGTACCGACCAACAAAAACGCAATGACGGCTGGTCCCGTAACCATCAACAGTGGCGCGACGATTACCGTCCCGTCGGGCTCAACTTGGACAATTGTGTAATGGAAAAGCCGATCAAAGACTTTCCAGACTACTTCATCCATTCGGACGGCTACGTCATTAGTCGCAAGCGTGAGAAAGAACGGCGTATGTCTGGAAACATGCGCGGTGGAAACAACCATTATGTAACAGTCACGCTTATGCAAAACGGCATTCAAGCAGGGCGCTCACTTCACCGCCTTGTTGCAGAACATTTTCTTGACCGAGTGGATGGGAAGAATGAAGTAAACCACAAAGATGGGAATAAGCTTAATAATGCCGTTGGTAATCTTGAATGGTCATCGCCGAAAGAAAACATGCGCCATTCTGTAAAAACTGGTCTTTGGACGAGTCCAACTAAAGAACATTATAAAATGATGCGACAAAGAGCTGGGCAAAGTGTAGCCCTATTCACAATGGAAGAAGCGAGCGATCTGATGGAAATGATGGCCGCGCTCAAACTTTCATCCCGCAAAATGGCTGTTATTGTTGGATGTAGCAGGCCGACTATACAAAGGTTGTGCCGCAACGATATAATCCACTTCACTAACGGATCGGTGGTTTAAGATGCCCGTATCAATCAAAGGCTCCGGTGGCGGCTCTGTCACTCTCGATGCTGGCGCGGCTGCGTCTGACACCACACTGACGCTGCCCAATACGACCGGCACCGTGGCGCTGACGGCAAGCCCGACGTTTAGCGGGACGCTTACTGCTACAACCATCACCAGCCCCGCCTCCACGGCTCTCACCATACAGTCGGCTGGCACGACTGCGATGACGGTTAATACGAGCCAGAATGTTGGGATTGGGACGACAACGCCTGCGCGCAAGTTGGATATTGAGGAGTCCGGGACTAATTACCAAATGCGTATTGGTGACGCTGGCGGCTCCAACTACTACGACATTGGCAGAGATACCAGCAATGGGTTGCTGACTTTCTATGGTAGTCAAGCAGTCGCAAGCGGTTATGTGTTTTCAACCGTCAATGGCGAGCGCGCCCGCATCGACACCAGCGGCAATTTGCTGGTGGGGCAAACATCAAATTGGACAAGTGGACTAATTTCTACTAGAGCTGGCAATTCCAATGGCATATCTGCCCAATCTGCCGCTTCAGCAAGTGGTTATTCTGCATTTATTGCGAGAACAGATAGGACTGATTGCAATTTAACTGCTTTTTATTTTGGAACTACACAAGTGGGGAGCATAACAACAAATACATCTTCAACCGCCTACAACACATCTTCCGACTACAGGTTGAAAGAAAACGTCAGGCCAATGATAAGTGGACTGGCGACAGTCAGCGCGTTAAAGCCCGTCACTTACGATTGGGTTAGAGACAAATCGCAGGGCGAAGGTTTCATCGCTCACGAACTTCAAGGTGTCATTCCACAAGCTGTTACTGGCGAAAAAGATGCCGTTAACGATGACGGTTCAATCAGGCCGCAGGGCGTAGATTACAGCAAGATCGTGGTCCACCTTGTCGCCGCCATCCAAGAACTATCCGCCAAGAACGACGCGCTTGAGGCCGCGAACGCCGCTTTTGAAGCCCGTCTCGCCGCTCTGGAGGCTAAGTAATGTCCATCATCCTCAACGGCTCCACCGGCATCACAACCCCCGCTGACACCGTCACCGGCAATGCGACCGTGGGCGGGACGCTGACTGTCACGGGTGCGACGACGCTCACTGGCGCGGCTACAATGACTGGCGGCATAGCAGGTGATGTGACTGCTACCGGCACCGTCGCGATGGCTTCCAGCTTCAAACGCAATCGCATCATCAACGGCAACATGCTCATTGATCAGCGGAATGCTGGGGCGAGTGTGACGCCTACTTCTGACCCAACGTACACGCTTGATCGTTGGGCGTTTACGCTTTCTCAAGCGTCAAAGTTTACCATTCAACAGAATGCGGGTTCTGTTACACCTCCTACAGGGTTCACAAAGTATCTTGGCGCTACCGTTGCGTCGGCGGTTACTGTAGGTGCATCTGACTATTTTGCTCTCTACCAAGCGATTGAGGGTTATAATGCAGCGGATTTGGCGTATGGGACAGCAAATGCTGTGACTACAACGCTTTCTTTTTATGTTCGTTCAAGTTTGACCGGAACTTTTGGCGGCGCATTTCGCAATTCCGCAGGAACAAGGTCGTATCCGTTTACTTATACAATATCAGCAGCCAACACATGGACTTCTATAAGCGTGACCATCCCCGGCGATACGTCTGGAACATGGTTAACCGACAACGGCATTGGCTTGTTAATAAGATTTGGTCTTGGTGCGGGTTCCACTTTTAGCGGTACGGCGGGAGCATGGGCATCCGCTAACTATATGTCCGCCACAGGCGCAGTCTCCGTTGTCGGTACCTCCGGCGCAACCTTCTACATCACAGGCGTCCAGCTAGAAGTCGGCACCAAGGCGACCCCCTACGAGATGCAGATCTATAGCGATCAGTTGGCCCAGTGTCAAAGGTATTATGAAAAAAATACCGACATAGCAGCAAATGGTTCATTGTACGTTAATGTTCCTTGGGTCGTACAAAAAAGAGCTATTCCTACAGTTACCCCTTCAATCTCATTCACCAACCCGGTAATTACAATTTATGGCTGGTATGGATTGAATAGTGCTGCAACTAGTGGGTTTTCAATTACGGCCAGCGCGGAGCTTTGATCATGTACACCAACGCTCAGTACTACAACAACACGCTGACCGGCCAGTCTCCGGCTGGCATCCGCTGCGACATCAACGGCGTGACGAGCTTCGTGCCGATTGATCCGGCTAACACCGACTATGCCAACATCATGGCGCTTGTCGCCGCTGGCGAGTTGACCATCGCACCGGCAGAGGTGACAGCATGAGCACGTTAAAGAGCATCAACGTCCAGCATCCCTCCGCGACGACGATCAACATCGTCAACGATTCCAGCGGAAACGTGACTGTCGGGAACAATCTGACGGTTACTGGGAACACCACCACATCCGGCAACGAGACTGTCACCGGCACCCTTGTGATGGGCTCATCGTTTAAACGCAACCGCATCATCAATGGGAATATGAATGTTGCCCAAAGGGGAACTAGTTTTACGGATGGCAATGGATATACGCTTGACCGTTGGTATGGAAACAGAAGTGGCGGCGTTGCTGGAATGACCTATGCGCAGGTGTATGGGGCTTTTGGAACAACCACGAATGCCATGTCCATTCAAAGGACATCAGGTAATACCAGCACTGCCGTTGCAGTCTTGTATCAAGCGATAGAAGGTATCAATAGCCGCGATTTGGCTGGGAAAACCGTTACCGTTAGTTTCCAAGTTGGAGCTGGTTTGATTTCATCGACAACTGGTCACAGTGTCATTGTTGCATACCAGACAACCACAACTGATATTGGACCTACAAGTGGCGGCTGGACACAGCTTACGGGCCAATCCTTTACTGTGGTTTCGGGTTCTTCGTTTACACAGAAGACATTTCAGTTCAGCATCCCTTCAACTGCAACTCAGCTAATGCTCATTATCCAATTCGCATTTAGCGGCACGGCTGGCGCGGATGATCGCTTCTATCTAACTCAGGTTCAGTTGGAGCAAGGTTCAGTCGCCACGCCCTACGAGATGCAAATCTACAGCGATCAGTTGGCGCAGTGTCAGAGGTATTATCAGTTTGCCGATCAGGGCGTATCGGGTGCTGCTGTTTCAGCAACAGTTGCAATATTAAATTATTATCCGCCCGTTCAGTTCCGTACATTCCCAACATTGGCATTAACTGCTGCGGCAAAAGTTGATTTCCCATACACGGCAAATTACACGCAAAGTTCTGCAAGCGTTAGTTCTTCATTCGGGAGTATCAACGGTGGGATAAATATGGCCCTTATTAATTTCTCAGGTTTAACAACATATTCATACCTTGTATTGAGAAATGATGGCGGGAAACTGACATTCAGTGCGGAGCTTTGACTATGTACACCAACGCTCAATATATCGCGTATGATGGCGTGAACACAGGCATCCGCTGCGACATCAACGGCGTGACGAGCTTCGTGCCAATTGATCCCGCCAACACCGACTATGCCAACATCATGGCGCTTGTCGCCGCTGGCGAGTTGACCATCGCACCGGCTGAATGAAAGACCCCGGCCCAACCGAATGGACCGGGGTAAGTAGAGCGTTTCGACAATCCACGGGGCTGGGCCTACAGAAGCCTACGCATAACCTGCGCCGCATGTAGGCCAAGAACCATTTCTTGACGCAGGCAGTGTCGCATGGCCTTCAAAACTGTCAACTGTTTTGACCGTGACATCAACACATTGTAGAATTTTGATGGTGCAACGCAGGATAGGTCGATGGAAACCCAGACGCTCATCAACTTTGCTCTTGGCGCCTTCCTGGCGATTATCGGGTGGCTTGCTAGGCAACTCTGGGAAGCGGTTGAGCGCCTGAAGTCTGACATCCATCAGCTTGAGGTTGACCTTCCGAGCCACTATGTCCGGCGCGAAGAGTTCTCAGACGCACTCAAAGAAATCAAAGACTTGTGCAGGCAAATCTTCGACAAGGTAGACAGCCTTGAGAAGCGGAAAGCGGACAAATAATGGACACAGATTCCATCACCAAACCTGTCGCAGCTGTGACCGCAGTCATGGCGATGATTGGTGGTGGCTATTCGCTTTACGACAAGATCAAGTTGCCGCCAAAAGACATTCTTAAGTGGGATGCAGAACATTTTAGCATTTCAAGTGGCCCGGCCTCTGGTCAGTTCAAGGTAGTCGTAGCTCGTCAAAAGATCCGCGATGATTGCACCGTTGAAGATTTTGCCCTTGAGGTGAGAGATTCGGACTACATGGTTCACAAGGCGAACCCGTCCGTCGCCAAGTTTTCTGGCCCCGCCAGTCCCGTTGTAGACAAATTTGGCTACACCTTGACCATAGATAATCCGCGAGCGGTTGCACCGGGTGCGGCAAAGCTAATCGCTCGGATTATGTACAAGTGCCCAGAGGGCAATGTTGTGATCCCTTATCCCGATCACAAAAACCTGACATTCGACATAGAGGGGCAGTGATATGGATCTCCTTGCTAAATTCGGCCCCCTCCTCGGACAAGTAGCCCCCACTATCGCCACGGCCTTGGGAGGCCCGCTGGCAGGGGTTGCAGTGAAGACCCTATCCAACGCCCTTTTTGGCCACGAAGACGCGACAGAGGAGCAAATCTCCGAGGCTATGGCGTCCGCCACCCCTGATCAGCTCGCCGCCATCAAAAAGATCGACGCCGACTTCAAAGTGCAAATGAAGAGCTTAGACATTGATCTTGAGCGCATCGCCGCTGGTGATCGAGACAGCGCCAGGCAGATGCAGCGCGACACCAAGGATTGGACGCCAAAAGTTCTGGCGTTCTTCATTACCTTTGGTTTCTTCGGCGCCTTGGTCTGGATCTTGGTGTTTGGCATTCCCAAAACGGGAATGGAAGTGATTCTGATGATGCTTGGCTCGCTCAGCACTGCTTGGACCGGCGTGATACAGTTCTATTTCGGCTCTTCGGCGGGCTCCAAGGCCAAGAACGATTTACTCGCCGCAAAGGACAAGTGACATGACATTTGTGGTAAACTTTGGCCATAAATGCTTGCAAGAAAATTGCAATAATGACGCTTTTTGCAAAGGTCTCTGCAACGGGCATTATTTAAGATACCGCAGAGGATCTGCGATGGGATCGAAAATTAGAAAACAAGAAAAAGGTCGTCAATGTAAAATTGATGACTGCAATAAAAAACATTACGGAAATGATCTGTGCGTTAATCACTGGAAATCATGGAATCGTCAGACAATTAAGAAAAAATTAATAGAATTAATGGGTGGGAAGTGCCGGTCATGCAACGGGGTTTTTCATCCGGCATCTTTTGACTTTCATCACCTTGACCCAAAACAAAAAGATTTTTCAGTGACCAACGCATTTAATAACAAAAGTTTTGATGATATTAAAAAAGAGGCAGAGAAGTGCATTCTTCTTTGCGCCAACTGCCATCGTATAGAACATGCGGGAGAGCAATATGCGTGAGAATTGGGACGAGTGCTTCAATATGGTAATTAAAAGTGAGGGTGGTTTCGTAAATAATTCGCGCGACCCTGGCGGCATGACGAACCTCGGCGTCACTCGATCGGCTTGGGAAGCTTATCTTAAAAAGAAGGTGACCGAGGCCGACATGCGGGCGCTCACGCCAGCCGCCGTCAAGCCTTTCTACAAGGCCCTCTATTGGGATCGCATTAGGGGCGACGAGCTGCCCCCCGGCGTCGATTACGCCGCCTACGACTTTGCGGTGAACAGTGGACCGCATAGAGCCGCTCAGTACCTTCAGGAGATCGCTGGCGTGACTGTCGATGGCATGATTGGCCCCAAGTCTCTTGAGGCGATCAAGGCCTGCGACCCCGAACAGACCTCCGACGCTATCTGCGACATGCGTCTGGACTTTCTCAAGAAGCTGCCGACCTTTGACACCTTTGGCAGGGGCTGGACCGACAGAGTTGGTAGAGTCAAGGCCAAGGCCATCAGTATGGCGGATCAGGCCTGAAAGTGTTAGGATAGGCCATGGCCACGACGACGACGTTCACCACCCTCAAAGAAGACATCCGGCGCTATCTTGAGCGTGGCTTCACGCTTGCGTCGGATCAGATCGTTTATGAGCAGATCCCGAGGCTTATCAACCTTGCCGAGCGTCGGATCGCCCGCGAGCTCAAGGTCGAGGGCCTGATTAACGTCCTGACTGGCACCATGCAGCCTGGCCTCGCTGTTTACCCTAAACCCGACCGCTGGCGCTCGACGGTGTCCTTCAACTTTGGAACTGGCGACCAGAACAGCGAATATAATCAGCTCTTTCCCCGGTCCTACGAATATGTGCGGTCCTACTGGCCGAACCGGAGCGAGACGGATGTCCCGCTGTTTTACGCCGAGTATGACTACAACAATTGGATCGTGGCGCCGACGCCTGACCAGGCATATCCCTTTGAGGTCTTGGTCTATCAGCTTCTGCCGCTGCTTGACGACACGAACCAGACCAACTGGCTCACAGACTATGCTCCGCAGGTTCTGCTTTATGCGTCCCTGCTTGAGGCCACGCCATTCCTGAAGAACGATGAGCGCATCCCTGTCTGGCAACAGATGTACGATCGCTCGGCGCAGGCGCTGAACGGCGAAGACCTCTCCAAGATCCTTGATCGTTCCGCCCGTCGGACGGAGGTATAAATGACGAGCACATACACCGAAGTCTTCGGCGGGACGAACATCTACCCCTCCGACGTCTCATATTTAGCCTTTAGCCTAACTACCACTGACGTCACCCTGGCATGGCCTGTCGAGACCAATGCTCCCAATCCAGACGCCGAATACGTCGCTGCGCGGATTATGGACATCAATTGCACGGGATCCAGCAGGAAGATCTATCTGCCTGCGGCTGACCAGGCAGGTGTTGGCGAGTGTTTCCTCTTCAACAACATTGGCTCGACAAGCTTTGAAGTTGTTGGCAGCACAGGCACTATCATCTGCACTGTAGCCTCTGGCGAGCTCTGGCAGGTCTACATGACCTCCAACACCACCGCCGCAGGCGTGTGGGTGTCGTATCAGTTTGGGTCTGCAACCTCGTCTGCCAACGCCGCCGCTCTGGCTGGCTTTGGCTTGAAGGCGATCACGACCACGCTCAACCAGGCAATCACGGTCCTTCAACTTAATTCCAGCTACACGGCTGGTGTCGGCGACCGCGCTCATATGATCAACTGGACCGGATCGACGGGGACGTTGTCTCTAACGGGCGCCTCGACGCTCGGCGACGATTGGTTTCTGTATGTTAGGAACAACGGCAGCAGCGCGCTGACAATTGATCCCAACGGATCCGAGACCATCAACTCAGCGACGACGCTGGTGATGAACCCCGGCGATTCCGCAATGATCATCTGCGACGGGTCCGCCTTCTACACGGTCGGTCTTGGCAAGTCTGCGGTCTTCACCTTCGACTACACCCAGATCAACGTGGCCGGATCCGGCAACTACACCCTCTCTGGCTTTGAGTTGAACCGGATCGCCTACGACCTGATTGGCGTCCTCACCGGCAATCGAAACGTGATCGTTCCTGCCACGGTGCAGCAGTACTGGATCAACAACGATACGACTGGCGCCTTTACCCTGACGGTGAAGACATCGGCTGGAACAGGCGTTTCTGTGCCCCAGGGTGGCGCCGCCATCCTCTACTGCAACGGCACAAACGTCGTTAATGCCCAGACTCTGAACGTGTCGATCCCTGTTGCTGTTTCTGATGGCGGTACTGGCGCCACGACAGCCGGTGGCGCCCTTGTCAATCTTGGCGGAACATCTGTCGGCATATCCGTATTTACAGCAGCCGACGCATCGGCTGGCAGGACGGCCCTTGGTGGCACGACCGTGGGATCCAATGTCTTCACCGCAGCCACTCAGGCTGACGCTCGAACGGCGATCGGCGCCATTTCGTCCGCTGATGCAACGTCGATCGCAATCCAGTATGCAGTGGCGCTCGGCTAATGGCTCCTCAACCCTACACCATCAAGTCTTTGCCAGGCATCAAGCGCGACGGAACGCGCCTTGAGAACGGCTTTTACGTCGATGGTCAGTGGTGCAGGTTTCAGCGCGGATTGCCTCGAAAAATGGGTGGATACCGCACCGTTTCGACGGAAATGCCAGAGATCTCGCGTGGCCTAAATTCATACAATGACAACGCTCACGTCTATCTGGTGTCGGGCAGCCAGAGCTACATCACGCAGTTTTTCCTCAACAACAATGGCGTCGTCGTCGGCCAAAACGATCGCACGCCATCCGCCTTCACTGCCGATCCAACATACCTCTGGACATTTGACAGCCAGTTTGACTCGGTCGGCGTGACGCCGGGCGCCTACCTTCTGGCGCACCCTGGCAAGAACCTGGCTGCCATCGACTCAGATGCTTCTTCAAATGTTTATTGGGGTCTCGCCACCGATACGACCGCATTGACGGTCAATACGGCGCCAGCCGTTTCTGGCGGCGTCGTCAGCCTGTATCCATACACTTTCGTTTATGGTTCCAACGGCTATGTAGCGTGGTCTGTCGCCAACGACCCAAACGATTGGATCAGCACAGGATCTGGCGACGCCTACGTTACGGGCCAAAAGATCGTAGCCGCCCTACCCCTGCGAGCTGGCCCAGGAAACGCGCCTGCTGGCTTGTTCTGGTCTTTGGACAGCCTCATCCGCTGCACCTTCGTGGGGGGCACCACCGTTTTCCAGTTTGATACCCTGACATCGCAAAGTTCAATCCTGTCATCCCAGTCGCCGATCGAGTACGACGGTATTTTCTACTGGGTTGGCGTTGACCGCTTTCTGATGTTCAACGGTGTCGTGCGCGAGATCCCGAACCAGCTGAACCAAAACTGGTTCTTTGACAACGTCAACTATGCCCAGCGCCAGAAGGTTTTCGCCTACAAGGTGCCGCGCTATGGTGAAATCTGGTGGTGCTACCCTCGTGGCGAGGCCACCGAATGCACCCACGCCGTCATCTACAATGTGCGCGAAAATACATGGTATGACACACAATTGCCTGGATCTGGCCGCTCTTGCGGTGAGTTCGTGACCGTTTACGAATACCCCTTCATGACCGGCGTCGATGCCGACCCCACCTCCGGCCTCTATAAGCTCTGGCAGAATGAGTTTGGCTATGACGAGCTCGACGGCACGCAGATCAACGCCATCCCATCCTACTTCCAGACGGCTGATATTTCGTTCGTGGCGGATCCTAACCAGCCTCGCAACAGGTCGATGCGCTGCTTGATGGTGGAACCTGATTTTATCCAAACCGGCGACATGACTTGTCAGATCACCGGCAGGGCAAACGCCAGGGCGCCTGATGTCACGAGCGAGGAAAAGACTTTTCCCGATCAAGAAAACACCCTAACTCCCGAGCAGCAGGTTGTTTTCTTTAAGGAAATCAGGCGCGAAATGCGCTTTATCTTCAAGTCTAATGTGGTCGGCGGCAACTACCAGATGGGCCAATGCATTGCCCACCTTGATGTCGGCGACGGGACGGTGCTGGGATGATCGACCCTCGCCACATGACGGTTACTGACTGGACCGATTCAATGGTCTATAGTCTTGAGAAATACGGGACGATTGGACGTCTGGACGACCCAGACAAGTGGCAGACTTGGGCTTTGGGTGTGGTTTCCTTCTTTACAGTTGGAGCGCAGAATCCCCCGAACCCCATGGAATACAATGACTGGCAAGAATGGGCTTTCGCCTTCACCCGCGCTGTAAACCTACCCGGTGGCTGAGATGATTCATTACCCCGATTACCCCGCCGACTGGAACCCTCTTGCTAACGACGCCGCCGATGCGTCCTGGCAGGGCAGTCCCATGAGCATGTTCGCCAAGGGCGGCAGGGCCGGTTGTATGCCCTTTGAGATCAAGATGCCCAAAGAGCACGTCGAGAAGATGGCTAAGGGTGGCCTGGCGCAGCAGGCGAAGAACGTCCGCGACGCTGGCGTCGGCGGCGACACCATGGTCATCCACATCAACAAGGACGAGTACAAAAAACTTTGCGAAGAGTGGGGCGAGCCGACGATCAATCCCCACACTGGATTGCCTCAGTTCACACCGTTCTGGAAGCAGTCTTGGTTCGCGCCTGTGGCGGCGCTTGCTAGTGCTGTTGCGGCGCCATTTCTCGCCCCTGTTGTTGGCGGGGCATTAGGTCTTGAAGCTGGCGCTACATTCCTTGGCGCTAATGCGGCGAATGTGGCTACTGGTGCGGGTTTAGGAGCTCTTACAGGCGCTGTCACAGGTGGCCCAAAAGGTGCACTGATTGGAGGTGTTCTTGGTGGCGCAGCACCTGTTGCGATGAACGCAATTACTGGCTCCACCGGCTTGTTTGGTTCTGGGACGACTAGTTCGACAGGCGAGAGTGTGCTCCCGAGCTGGCTTGGCGGCGGCGATACACCTGCGCCTCATCAAGCAGGGCCAGAGGTTGGTGTACCCATGCCAACGCCAAGGCCGACTGGATCCGAATTGGCCGGGTTGGGTGGCACAGAGGGATCCAGTTGGGCTCAACCTGCTGCGCAAGGATCAAGTGGATTCCTGTCCACTCTCACCAAACCAAGTGTGCTCATCCCTGCCGGTATCCTCGGCGCCATGGCGCTTGGTGGTGGCGGATCCCAGCAAATGCCGACCATCGCACCCGGCACGCCCACTTCGACCGACCCAAACATGACCAAGCGTTTGGACACGACCCCTCTCGACCGCACCCGCCTCTCTGGCCCGATTGATTATTACAACTATGGTATGAGGCCGCAGGCAAAGGAGCAGCGCTTCTATGAAGATGTTGGCGAGTACCCGCCTGTTCAGGCGGCACATGGTGGCCCCCTAAGTCATTATGTGCAGGGTGGAGGCACCGGGCGTTCGGACAGCATCGACGCCAAACTCTCGGACGGCGAATATGTGATCGACGCCGAGACGGTCGCTCTTCTCGGCGACGGGTCTTCCAAAGCAGGGGCTCAGCGTCTTGATCAATTTCGTGCTAATATCCGCAAGCAGAAAGGCAAGGCTCTGGCGCAGGGCAAGTTCAGCCCCGATGCCCGGGCGCCTGAGCAGTATTTGATGGGTGGGAGAGCATAATGGCATTCCTGAACTTCCTCACGCAGGGGCAACCCCTCCCCTCTACAAGTTCCTCGCTGACGACTTCGCAGGTTCCGCAGTATCTGTCGGACTACCTCTACAACCTCATGTCCGGGGCCTATAGCGCCGCCCAGCAAGAATATCAGCCCTACGGCGGCCCTCGGATTGCTGGGTTCACAGACCCTCAACAGGCGGCGTTTCAGGCATCACAGCAAGCCGCAACGGCCTATAAGCCTCAGTTGGCTGCTGCTGAGCAGACTGCGGCGCAGGCTGGCGGTCTTAGCACCATAGGCGCTGCTCAACCGTACTTCAGTCAGGCTGGCCAGACGCTGCCGAGCACAATTCAGAATTATATGAACCCCTATCAGAAGAATGTTATTGAAGCGATGGGGACCGAGGCCGAGCGCCAGTTGACGGAGAAAATTCTTCCGACAATTGGCGATCAGTTCATACGCGCTGGTCAATATGGATCAAGCCGCCAGCAAGAGATTGCCCAGCGCGGTGTTCGCGACATTGCCAGCGACCTTGAGGCCAATATTGGCAAGCAACTGGCTGCTGGGTACACCACAGCCGGGACGCAGGCTCAGCAAGACCTTCAACGTCTTGCGTCGATCGGGCAGGCCGCAGGGCAGCTTACTGGCACAGAAGAGGTCAATAAGGCCGCTCTGGCTGGCGTACAGGCTGGCCTGGGGCAGAAAGAGCAGGCGCTCGGTCTGACGGGCGCGGCGGCTCAGGAGGCCGTTGGCGCCCAACAACAGGCATTGAACCAAAAGAACCTTGATCTGGCATATCAAGACTTCATAGCGCAGAGAGATTATCCCCAGCAGCAGCTTGGCTTCCTCAGCAACATTGTGCGCGGCCTGCCGTCTGGTGGCGGCACTGCATCTCAGGCGACATCCTCTTTGGGCAACACCTACTCCGCATCGCCGCTCGCCTCGCTTGCCAGTGCTGGCCTTAGCGCGGCGGCTCTTAGCAACCTCTTGGGCGGAAAGACGAGTTAAGACATGAGCGATATTAACGACGTCGTCGATGGTGAAGGCGGAACTTACCCATTAACGCCTCAACAGAGAGCGCAGATCCAAGCGAACTCTGTCAGAAGTGGCATGGGTGGCGTCCCCGGCATGCCTGCTGGCCCTCTGTCTCAGGGCGCGGCTCCCGCCTCTGCGCCCGTAGCCGCTGGCCCCCTTTCCGCGAATCCTTATGGGCTCGGCGGGGGCTATGCGCAGCTTTATGCCGCCGCTCAGCAACAGGCTCAGGAGCGCCAGAGAGCGCAACAAGAATATCTTGCGTCTCTCCAGAGGCAGGAGGCTGCGCTCGGCCAGCAGGGCATGAGCGACTACGATAGGGCTTCTTTGCTTTTCCAGGCCGCTGGCGCCCTTGGTCAAACCACTCGCAGCGGTGGCCTTGGCGAAACGCTTGGCAACCTTGGAACTGCCATGGCTGGCCCTCTCTCAAAGGAGGCGGAAAAGCAGCGCACCCGTGCTCAACAGCTTCAGCAGCTTCAGCTTGCCCGGCAGAAGCTCGGCATGGAGATGGCTGGGACAGGCCAGCCTTCCATCTCCGATACGCTCGCCCTCATGAAGGCGCAGCAAGAGTCTGAAACCGGCAAAGGCGCTGAATCGTTCAAACTTGAGACCATAGACGACAAGCCCGTTCTGGTCGGCACCCGTGGCACGGTCAAGCCTGTTGATCGCAAAGCGGCTGGCATTGATGAGGCGGCTGCGAAAGCCGAGAGCCTGTCCATTCCTGCTGAAGTTCGAGCTGCTGGACCTGAAGCGGTTAAAAAGTACAAAGAAGCCTATGGCGCAAAGGTTGCCGCCGAGATGGCGACCGCGCAGACGTCATCAGACAACATGGCGGCGGCCGTCCCAATCCTTGACCGAGCCGAGAAAGCTTATGAGAACCTCAGCAAGAGCGGCTTCTTTGGCAGCGCAATCGGCCCGGCTTCTGCGAGCGGACCATCGCGCATGGTTCAGGGTGTTCTTGGCACCAAGAGCGAGATAGAGCGCCAGAACTTTGAGGCTGCCGCGAAAGAGCTTGAGCTGCTTCAGGCGCAGATCAAAATGAAGGGACAAGGCGCGATCACCGAAGGCGAGCGCAGGATCCTTCAGTTGACCCTCCCCCGCCTTGATGCTGCCGACCCCAGCACTGGGCTTGAGACACTGAAGAGCTTCAGAAAGCAGCTTCAAGCTGCAATCGAGAAGCCTGAGCGTATCCGCCAGCGCGGCGGTGACCAGCAGCCGCAGCCGAGCAACATCGTTCCTTGGGGGAGCTTGAAAAAATAATGGACGTTCAGCTCCCCGACGGAACCGTCATTCAAGGTGTCCCCGACGACATCACGCAGACCCAGCTCATCGCAAAGCTGAAGGCGAACGGCTACGACACGTCTGGCCTTGAGCCGTCCCCGCGCGAGCAGCTTCGTGAAGAGGGTAGGCAGCGCGTGAAGGCCGCTGAGCCTGAATATATTGAGATGCCGGTCTATGGCCCCGACGGAGCTGCGACAGGAGCCACCGAGCGCGTCATGAAGCCCAAGGCCGACCCCATCGGCGCTGGTGTCATGTCCACCTTGCCGTTCGGCGAGGACATCGGCGCAATTGGCCGCTCAATGGTCAGTGGCCGCACGATGGCCGAAGAGAAAGACATTGGCGAAGGCATGAGGGAGGCCACGAAGGAGGCCTACCCAGGTGCCTATAGGACTGGTCAGGTCGGCGGCTTCCTGCCAGCTCTGGCGCTTCCCATGGGCCTTGCTGGCCGCGCTACAGGTTTTGCAGGCAAAACGGCGCTTGGCGCGCTCGAAGGCGCTGGCTACGGCGGCGCTATGGGCTTCGGCGAGGGCAACACCCTTGAGGAGCGGCTCGCGGCTGCCAAGAGCGGCGCTATCGGTGGCGGCATCCTTGGCGGCGCTCTGGGCCGCTTTGCTACGCCCGCTGAGAAAGCTGCTGCGCCCGTCGTTCCCGGCTCTGTGCAGGCCGCTGAGCGGCTTGGCGTCGATCTTCCATACTATGCCGTGACCGATTCTCCGGCGCTTCAGCGCGTCACGAAGGTCTCTGAGAGCGTCCCGCTTGCTGGCGAACCTGTTCTGGCCGCCCGTGAGAAGGCGACCGCTCAACTTGGTGACGCTGTCGATGCTCTGATCCCTTCGACGACAAAGGAGGACGCTGGCCGGAAGATTGGCGAGGGCATTAAGAACTGGATGACTTCCGGTGTTCGCGAGAAAGCCAAAGCTGCCTACGACGAAGTCGCCACGCTTTTTGAGAACCCGAACGTTACGAAGGAACTTGATAACACTCGCAACGCCATAGCTGACATCATGGCGAAGCGCGTAGGCGCGAAGCTTGAAGGCGCAACTCCGGCGATTGACCTTCTTATGCCAGCCGTGCGATCCAGCGAGGGGCTGACTTATGATGGCGCAAAGACGCTCTACACCGAGTTGCGGCAGCTTCGTTCCGAGAACATGATCAAGGGCGTCAAGGACGCCAATGTGGACAAACTCTACAACGCCTTAAAAAATGACGTGCTCGACATTGCCGAGGCAGCGGGTGGCGAACCCGCGCGCTTCTTCCTAAAGAAAGCCGACCGCCAGTACCAGCAGATGTCCGCGATGCGCGAGCAGCTTGCCAAGATCGTCGGCAAGAAGGAAGAAGCGGTCAGCGACGAGCAGATCTTCAACCGTCTTTTCAATTTTTCAAGGGACGGTGGGTCAGCGAACAACAAGCTTGTGCAGCGCGCCATCACCGTCATGGAGCCCGAGCAGCTGAAGGCCTTTCAGGCTGGGATTCTTGCCAAGATGGGGCGGGATGCTGACGGCAACTTCTCACCCACCCGCTGGCTTGGCCCCAGCGGTATCAACTCCCTAAGCCCGCGCGCGAAGGCGATGATCTTTAAGGACGAGCCGAAGCTTCTTCAGGCGCTCAATGACGTGACGACAGTGTCTGAGCGGTTCAAAAACCTGAACAAGTTTGGAAACCCGTCAGGAACGAGTCAAAGCGTTTTGGGTGGCCTTTCTATTCAGGCTGGGGTCACGCACCCGATAAAGACGCTGGCTGCGCTTGTTGGCGGAAACGTCTTCACCCGAATCATGAGCAAACCTGCGACAGCGCAAGGCTTCGCAGACTGGGCTCGCCGGTACGAGAACTTCGTCAGGAACCCCACCGAGCAAAGCGGCAAGCTGGCCTATCGTGCCGGGCAGCAGCTCAACAGAATGATCGCGGAAGAGGCTGGGAAGAAGGTAGACGTGAACGAATACCTCAACAAACGAGGTCCCTGAAGAGCCTCGCAAACAGCGTGTCGCGCTTCTTCATGTAAGTCTCATCCACGCCGTTCAGGTAGCCTGCCCAGTAGGTCTCGTACACATGGAGCGCATAGGGATCGCCAAGGCGCTTCATGTGCTCGTCTGCTAGGCCCTCGTCAAAAAGGTAGTTGTGACGGAGGTCAAAAGGGAAAAACTCAGCCTGCGGCCTTATGTCACAGTAGTGATATTTGGAGATTTCCACAGGTAAATTTACGGCGTGGTAGGCCCACGTCCCGACCTCCAGCGCAGCCGGAATCCGCTGTAGCCAGACGTTGATGAAGTCAGCGCCAGGCTTGCAGATGATCGGCGACATGGCCAGCGAGTCCGAACTCTCACGCGCCAGCACCATCTCCTTGTCCATCAGGGGGTGCAGGCCCTTGAGCAGCAACGTGTCGGTGTCGAGGTAAATCCCGCCAAGCTTCTGGAGGATCTGGAGACGCAGGACGTCGGCCTTGTACTGGATCTGTTCCAATGGCGCCCCGCCGATCTCGGTCGGCAACTCCACCGGGCGCACCTCAAACAGGTCCTTCACCATGTACCAGTTTGGGTTGTTTTTTGGGATCTCATTGCACCACATGATGATGGGGTCGAGGTGGTTTGACGCCGCCGCCAACACCGCCAGGGCGTTGATGAAGCTAAACGGCCTGCTGCCGGGCTGCGTGAGCCAGATGAAGTGTATCAATGCGGTCTCCCCATGCTTGGGTTCGTTTGGGCTCTGATGTCGGGGTTGGGCCAGCACCAGCACTCTCGGGTGTCGTTCTGAAAGCAGACCCAGATCAGATGATGCTCGGGGCCGTAGTCAATCCATGCGACGCAGAGGGCTTTACCCTTTGGCGTTTCGACTGGCAGCGCGGGATTTAACTGATGGATCATATTTCATTGGCCTTTTTGGAATGACGCAAGGCGAGCAATAAAGCTCCCCGGTCTTCATGCACCTGCGGCAGTCCAGATACATCGCCATGCTTCTGGCGAGCCACAGTTCGCCGTCTGGTTCCTCGTAGCAAAAGAGATCGTCCTGGTCGTACTCCGGGCGCCGGAGCCATCCGAAGGACCAGTACCAGCCGTGCCTGATGATGGGGTCTGGTCTCATAAGAGCTCCTCGCACACGAAGTCCCGAAGCAGGACATAGAGGAAGATTATGGCGCATATGGAGCCGAAGGCAATGACGACAGTGGCGCAGAAAAGTATGATGGTGATTAGGATCTCGTTCATTTGGTTTCCTCCAGTGCTTGTTTAGCGATGTCTCTTGATGTGAACCCAAGCAGGTATGCACCTTCTCCTTTTACTTCAGCAAGGTTGATGATCTCCCGCAGCGCCGCCTCTAGCTTCTTGATGCGACGGTCACGCTCGCCTAATCCTGCTGCATATTGGGCGTCTCGTTCCCCGATAAATCTGTTGTACCGAACAAGCCAATCACGCCATTGTGGGAATGTAAGTTCGCCAACATCCGGCAATTTAAGGTCATAACCCATGTCATCAGTCATCTTTCCACTCCAGCGCTTCTCTTGCTATGGCGCACACTGCGTCTGTGACATGGTGGCCCATCCGGTACTCGGCGCGGTCGATGATCTTGCGCAGGGCCTCTTCCAGAGCAGCGATGCGGGTGGTGAAAGTCAAGGCATGTTGCGCGATCTCGTCGTTTTCCTTCATCAACCGTTTAATTTGCCATGCGTTCTCTATTACAAGAACGGTCAAGTCAGCCTTTTCTTGCAACAACTTGCGGATGCACTCAGCACCTTCAGCTATGTGCTCGGGACTGCAATACCCTATGTCTTCCAGTCTCTCTGCGATCTCTATGCTCATTTAAGTGCCTTTCTTGCGTAGTCTTCGATGCAGCACCCGCAGTCCTCGTACATCCATTGACCGTGCTCGCAGCGGTCATGTTTGGATGGCTTTCCGTCGTCTTGAAATGGGATTTTTACTGTGCGGGGAATATCCCCTTCCGCGATGTTTCGCAGCGCCGCCTCCAGCTTTTCGATGCGGTCGGCGGCATCAGTTATATCACTGGGGTAAACTTCATACTGCCCCGACGCACATAGGCGCATTCTGTATGCGACAGGCAGATTGTCCCATTCCTCTTCCGTGTAATTTCCGTCCTCATTTGGTTCACTCATCTTTCCCCTCCAGCTTCTCAATCAAGATCACTGCTCATTGTCCAACCTCCAAAAGTTTTTTCTTTGCCATCTCCATGAGCCATATAATAGTTCCCCCATCAGCTATACTGGAAGAAAAGTAGAAATTGCCGTCGTCGCTCCATCCAAGAATGACAACGCCATCTGAACAGGAACCTTTAGCTGCGTCCAGAACTCTGTCTGTCGGCAAATTCAAACGAGTTATATTCCCGAGCGGAATTACATTGTCACTCATCTTTCCCCTCCAGTGCTTCTCTTGCTGCGATCAGATCGGATGACGATGGGGCGCACCCGTTCATCTCGCACCACTTATGGTATGCAGCCAGCCATCTAGCATCATCCTTTGTAACCGCCTCCAGCTTCTCGATGCGGTCTTCCGCACCAGAGATGCGACGAAACGCATGAAACACCGCTTCTCGACTACGCTCGTCATCGCCCACATCTTCAATGAGAAATTCAAGGTTTCCATCGTAATGATGCGCGATGGTCACGGTGTAAACAACGGGCGCACGTCTCGAATTTAGATCAACGAGTTCGGTCATACTCTATCCCTCTGACGTATTCGCAGGCCATTTCGCACTTTTCGGCAGATGGCAGACGTTCACTCAACATCCCTTCGATTACCAGCAACGCCGCCTCCAGCTTCTCAATGCGGTCGGCGGCTTTGAACATAGCTTCCTGATTGCACCAAGACACATCACCCTGTTCATCTAGAGCAACGCCAAACCGCAACCGCTTCACAAGATCATCGCTCATGTTAAGTTTCTCCGTTATTTTTAACACGTTCTGAGGATGTGTTAATTTCATCTACATGTGCTGGGCCGCAGAAAATCCTCATACCATCCGCCGCGCACATGGGGCACCGAAGCGACTCTACTATTTCCGCCGCGTCACTGAACGGCATGGGGGACCAGAAAGCAGGCCATTCGTAATTGCAGTCGCCGCAGTGGACGATGAAAGGGATTTTTGTTGTCATCATTTTTCCTCCATCAATTGCTTCAGTTTGGCCTTATTCTCATCATCCAAATAGTAGCCAATGCCGCGCCACGTTTTGATCTCGATGCCGTACTCCCGCATTTTCTGGCGCAGCTTCCAAATCGAAACCCTGTTGCGTAACGATTCGTGATTGATGTCAGTATATCGGTTGTAGCTGTCACCCTGCTCAGTAAGCCTGTCGAGATAGGCGTAGTCAGCAACCGGGCGGCTATATATGCCCATCAAGAGCTTCATCTGGTTCTTGCTGAGGAAGTGTAAGAATGTAGCATCTGTCTGCGCCATGTCTTCACGAAGCTGGCGCACTTCTTCCTCAAGCTCTGCGATGCGGTCGCGAAGCTGCTGGATCGTCTCAGCCACCGCGCATCTCCCTAAGCAGCGTTTTGCCCTCCCAATAATCCACCGGCCTCATGCCTGCGGCCTGGCAGACCTCAATCTCTTCTTCAGTCAGGTTCTCCTTGATAAATTTCCTGATCCCGTTCAGCACCGTTGTGTGATCTCGATCGCCGCACAGGCGCCCGATCTGGCTCAGGGACCACCCATGAGCGTAAAGCTTGACGTAGATCTCAAAGCGGCACTTCGTGTACTTCCACATTTGAGACTTGCCAGCCGCATCCTTCCAGCTGATCTGGTGCCTCTCAAGGATCGGCAGGATCTTCTCCTTCACCTCAGCCGTGCTGCGCAGGCCCCTGATGATCTCTGGCATTGGCGCCGCAGCCAGAGCTGTCAGTGGAGGCGTCACAGGAGGCTCAGGGACGGCTTCTGGCTCGGGTTCAGGTAGTGGCTGAGGCTTGGGTGGCGGCCCACCATTCAAACGCGCCCTGACGGCCTTGTAATGGTTGTGGAGGTCCATAAGAGCATCAGACATTATTCTCTCCCAATGCAGCAATGACGATACCATCTATCTCGCTACTGTAACGATCTCGCTTGTTGTTAACCTTGACGATCTGCCGTAGCGCTCCCTCCAGAAATTCAATCCGGCTCGCCTGCTCCCAGATCTTGTTCTCAAGCTGATCCACCCGCCCTTCGGCCTCGACATATTTATCGTGCCAGCGGTTTTCTTGCGCTTCCCAATACTGCGCCATTCTCATTTTGGGCTCCTTTGATTGCGGCATATGCGTGCGCCTCTATCTGCTTTCTGGTTGCTTCGTCCTCAATGTTCTCAAGGGCGATCTTCACAACATAGCCCATGTGCTGGATCATGTTCTGAATGTAGTCGGCGGCCTCGGGGCCGTCAGGATTGATGAGGATCTTCTTCACGCCAGGGGCGTACTCCGGGTCGATCTGGTCTCGGGTTGCTCTAAGTTTGTTCTGAATCATACCGCGTTCCTCTTGTGTTGCAAGAACAACTTACTCGGTACTCCTTAACAAATCGTTTTTCTTCGAAGGGAGGTAGCACAATTTCGCATGCTGCTTGCAATACGACCCCTTCACTATCCTTTCACAGCAATATCTGGGCCGACTCATGTCATTGTTGGTGATATAGCGGCATGACCACCACCGCAGGCTCATTATGTCGTTATTCCTTTCCTTCATGTTGGGCTCGTTAGGTAATGGGGGAGCCGAAGCTCCCCCTCGCTAGGCTGTCGCCATGTTGATGTAACGCTGCTTGTACCTTTCATGCTGACGCGCAAGCTTCACGTTCCAATGGTTCCAGCCAGCGACGTGGCAGGCGGCCATCCCACGCGGGTCCTTCACGCCATACGAGATGCAGACCTTCATGTGAGCGACGCCTGCTGCGATATTCTCATTGCAATCGTACATTTTACCGGGGTCAAATCCCAAGGTTCGCGCCGATGAGTCGATCAATTGAAAGACCCCCTTTGCGTGGCCATGACGGGTCTTGGGCCCCCTGGCGTTGCACCTGTAGCCGCTCTCAACCTTCGCGATCTTGAGGGCGCTGGCGACCCATTGTTCGCCCAGTTCCTTCCTCACCACTGTGGTGATCTGGTCAATCACAACTCTTTTCTTTTGAGATGCGGCGACCTTTTCAGGCTTCACAAATTCGCTCTTCATGGCTTCTTCACGCCAAAACGAACCTGCGTCTTCCTCAGTGGCTAGGGCTGGCGATGACAGTAGTGCTAACCCCGTCAAAGTGTACGCTGATGTCTTGAACATATGGTAGGTCCTCATCGACTGGCTGCGTTGCCACGGCAGCGGGTTTCTCTCCTTCAGTATCGTTCAGGGCAAACTGCGCCGAGAACGCAGTGTAGTTTACATTGTCGATGTAGTTATCAGCAAGCTTAGGGTTTGCACGGCGTCTCCGCAGCTTCATGGTCTCCATGATAGTTGTTACATCATACTTCGTGATCTCTTTACCAAGCACAATTGACGCCATCAGCGCCACATCTGAGAACATGTCCTCAATGTCGCCATAATTGGCGCCGCGATCATTTAGGGTTTCTGCTGCTTTATAGAGCACATCTTTGTGGTTCATTGCTTTCTGTCCCATTGTTTGATTTTTCCGACGTATCGGTGGTTGATGGCGATCAGCCCATGGCTTTTGTACGCTTTAGTAACTGGGTCAGGGTAAAACTCTTCGACGATGACGAAGTCGTAGTTCATGAGTACATGCACAAACTCTTCAAGAGACTTGGCTGGGTGCTCGATGATCAGTCGGTGAATTGGCTCACTGATTTTATCAAAACCGCCCCTAGTGGGCATGTTCATGATGATTTCAAAACGCATTTACGCTCCTTTCGTTGGACTAGGTCTAAACTGGTTTGGCTCGTTCAATCATTGTCTTGGCTTCTTCAGCGCCACGGCACACGATGACGGTATCTCCGATGGAGGTCAAGTACTCGTGCCAATCTTTTTGGCTCTTATCAACGACTCCACCCTTTACACGCTTCATTTCAACCCAAAGTTTCCAGGCTGGAACATAAAGATCAGGCACGCCAGGGCTGACGCCTTCGACCTTCAGCTTCGCCGCCGTGGTGATGCTGCGGGCGCCGCCGTTTGGTATGGCGAAGATCCGAACGGGGCTGTGAGTTTGGCGAAACCATCTCACAACCTCGCGTTGTTCTTCATGTTCGCTAGGTATTCTGTCGGTCAAAACGGCGGCTCCATAATCCATTCGTCGCATTGATTTGCTACCTGAGTGAACTCCTTGGGAGGCTCCATGTCAAACACGCCGCACCGGCCATCACCACTATAATTCATGCAGTTGTAGCAAAACCGGGGAGGCCCCTTGTCAAAGAGCTCTTTCATCATTTTTTCATGTGCAATCAGTTCTTCTGGCTTTTCGTGTCTCATGCCCAGCTCCTTTTTATAACGCGGAAGAACTTTCCGTCTCTTTTGTATTCAATGCTCTTCGGGGGCAAACCAGTATTCAACGCCTCCGACATTGCATCCAAGTTGGTCTCCGTCAAACTGATTTTAGCTTTTGACGCACAACTGAGATTGAAGATTGACTGCGCCGCCTTCTGCCCCGCATAGCCCTCATGCGTCACCGGGAAATACTCAATGATGGCCGGGTCCGAGATGCCGCCATAATACGACACCGCCAACATTTCCTTTCCGCTGGCGCGGCTTATGTGCTTGCGCCACCGCCAGTCGGTGACCTCCATTTCATTTCCGTCCAACCCCATGATGTCGTCATCACGAAGCTTCAATTTTGGTGGCTTGATAGGAAACTCATAATCGCAAGATGGGCACTTTCTTACGCTCGGATGCACCAGTTCGTGGCATTCAGGACAGGCTTTGACAGGCGCTTCTTTCTCGAAGTCACTGCTACGGCTGTTTGGTGCTTTTGGCGGCTGCACTGACGTAATTGGCCCATGAGAGGCCACCACGCCTGCAAAATCCAGCACCATGCAATGATCGGTGTGGCTCTTCAATCTCATGCCGCGACCCGCCATCTGAACATAAAGGCTGGCGCTCATCGTTGGCCTCAACATAGCGATCAAATCAATGTCAGGATAGTCAAATCCAGTCGTTAACACGTTGGCGTTGGTGAGCGCCCGCAACCGCCCAGCCTTGAAGTCGGCCAAGATCTGCTCACGCTCTTTCTTCGGCGTATCGCCGGTCACACAAGCCGCAGGTATATTTTTCTCACGCAGCACCATCGCCACATGCCTGGCATGGTCAACGCCTGCGCAGAAAAACAACCAAGCCTTGCGGTCACCGGCCATGCTAATGACCTCATCGACCACCGCGCGGTTCTTCTCGTCGGTATCCACCGCCGCCTGCAACTCGCTCTCAATGTACTCGCCGCCGCGTTTCTTCACGCCAGACACGTCCAACTTTTCGGTCGTGTGCTTGCTGCGCAGGGGCGCCAAAAAGCCCTTGTAGATCAGCTCCTCAATGCTGACCGGCTCAAGCAGCGCGTCAAACATGGCGGGCTTGTCGGTGATGTATCCGTGCCCCAGCCTGAATGGCGTGGCGGTCAACCCCACCACGCGGAGCGCCGGATTAATCTTCGTCAGCTCCTCAATGAAGGCGCGGTATTCCCCAGTTTCTCGATGATTGACCAAGTGGCACTCGTCGATGATCACCAAATCGACGTGGCCAACATCTTTCACTTTCTTCCCGATAGATTGTATCCCGGCGAAGGTTATGGGCTCGCCAAGATGCTTCTGGCCAATGCTGGCCGAGTAGATACCCATAGGCGCGTTGGGCCAGTGCTGGCGAAGCTTTTCGGCGTTCTGTTCGATCAGCTCCTTTACATGGGTCAGCATCAAGATCTGTTGGTCAGGCCACGCTTGCAGGGCCTCCTTACAGAGCGCCGCCACGATGTGGCTCTTGCCCGAGCCAGTCGGCATGACAACGCAGGGGTTGCCTGCGTTGCCAGCGGAGAACCAGTCGTAGAGGTCATTGATGGCTTTGCGTTGATAGTCACGGAGTTGGGTCATATTTCACCACCTTGGCGCCCGGCCATATATTCTTCACCTTCTCAACAATAGGCTTCGTGCAGCCTTCGGCGTTGTCGATCAGTTCTTGGCTGCTGAAACCGTTCTCACCGTTCTGAACGTTCGTTCCGTCAATTTCGAACGTTGCAGTCCATTCATGGTCACTGTCTTTCATAGCCCACGGCACCAAATCGGGGTGGAGCGTATGCGCCTCGCACCCCTGATACTGGTACTCAATCGCAATCTCAGCCTCGTGGCGTTCGCAAACCCATGTGCTGTTAGGGGTTGGCGTTGAGTGCGCGCATGTCCTGCAATTGACGTGCTGGGTCAGTTGCGTCTCGTGGCAGAAAGAATGCGCATCGCAGAATTTACACTGAAACCATGACGGGTCAGTTGATATAGGCGGCGGCATGCGCTCAGACAGCGCCACACGTTGACCACGCGCGACCAGCTTTTCCGCCACCTCTTTGTCATACCTGACGCGCTCGGTGTACATGCGGTCGTTGTCCTTGCAAACCGCCACATATAACGCACGGTCAATCCCGGTCCCGTGCATGTAGACCTGCATCTGAGCGTAATGTTCAGGCTTTGATTTTTGGACACCCTTCGCCTCCACGTCGTTAAATGATTTCAATGAGTGCGTCTTAAACTCACCAATATGCCGCTTGTGCGGGGCCTCAGGCACGCCGCCTTCAATCACGGCGTCGATGCTTCCTGAAACGTGGCAGCCAAAATTCACACCGTCCTGCGTGTCTACAGGCTTCACCATGACGCCAATGGCGCGAAGGTCTTTGATGATGTTCTCTTCTTCCTGATGTCCCCGGCGAAACAGGCGCAGGATGCGTCCCGGAAACTTAGGCTGCACCGCCCAGCGAAACGAGAGCCACATCCAACGCTCGCAGGCGCTCCCGAGCATTGAGGCGCCCATGTGCGGGCGCGGCTTGCTGGGCCTATTCTCGTGGCTCTTGTCGATCAGGCTTTCAATGGTGTTTTCGCGGTCAGGGATTTTCATGCAACCTCCTAAAAGGAAACCGGGGCGCTTCCGCCCCGGTCATTAGCCTTACTTCTTCGCCCAAGGGGGCGCGGCCTTCGTGGTGGCGGCAGGCGCCGCCGCAACAGGAGCCGCAACGCGGGGCGGCGCACCGCCAGCGATAGGCTTGAAGCCCTTCACTTGGTTTTTATCGCCGTACTCAGCAGACTTCTCGACATCCAACTTGATCATCAGGCTGTTGCCGACGAGCTGGTCGGTGTCGCTGACCTTCGCCAAACCAATCGCACGGCAGATGTCGCCAAGCTGCTGGCGCCCAATCTCCTCAGCCTTGGGAGACGGGTTGCGGATGTTCAGATTGCCAAACACCACGCGCCCCTGATGGGTCGGGCCGGTGATGTCGTAGCGGATGGCGATATACTGGCCGGTGCCAGTCTTCGTCGCCTTCAATTCAGCATTCGCCATCGTGGCCGAGTACCAGCCCGGAGGCAGCGGGTCATAGCTGCCAGTGTTGCCCTGCGGGAGCGAGGAGACTTCAAAGGTTTCGCCGAGGTTTGCCATTTCACTTTGCCTTCATGTTTGAGATGGGGGCTTCCAGCGTGATCGTGAAAGAAGGACGCCCGGGGGTTGCAGTGATTGCGCGGGCGAAGACTTGCTTCACGTTGTCTCCAACGCCGTCCCACGCGGTCTTGCTGAGTTCGGGCTTCCAACGAAACAGCAGGCCGAGATAGTCCTGCATGTCATGTTCCGCCGCGATCTCTTGCGCCAAGTCCCCATCAACCTTGCGATTGACGCGGCAGGCAATCTTGATGGTGAAGGGATCAGCCTCCACCTTGCGGGTGTGTTCGTCATCCGGTTGCACTTCCAATAAACGGATCATCTCATCTTCAATCAGACGCCGTTTTTCAGTGGCCTCCCGCTCCGCCTCCTTCGCCTCAATCCACTGCGAAGAAAGCTGTTGAAGATTCTTAGGCTGCGGCCTCATGCCGCACCCCCGATCTTCGCGATAATCTCGCCAAGGTCAGGCGCTTCCCAAGACCCAAGCTTGCCCGAACGGTCCTTGGCCAGCCAAAGCCCGTCAGAGTCGCACATGAGCGCGCGCTGGGTATTGCCGTCGGCGTCTTTCTCGACCCGCAGCGCCAGCACCTCGTCAAAGAAGTAGGGCAGGCTCTGGCCAGTCTTGTTGCCGGGCATCGAGGGGGCGTAAAGGATCCGCCCCATTTCGTCTTGAGACTTTTCAAGCTTGGCGCTCATGTACACATGCCGCCCTGGCAGATCGCGAAACGCGCGGATAATGTCCGCCATCTGCTCCTGCATGGCGCCATAGGCTTGGCGCGGATCCTTTGCGATCTTCTTCTCATGGTTCAGCACAACCTCAGCTATTTCACTGATGCTGTCCAGCGCCACG